AATTGCGGTTTCTACGTTAACCGTGACAAATTGCACGAGCTTCTTAAATACAAGTATCGAATTAACAGTAATTACGATTCATGTTCGTATCCTGGGATACAGTCAAAGTTTTACTACATCAAGGGTCGCGGACTGCAAACTGGGCAGCAACCTAAAGAAGGAGTGAACTGTTGCGAGATTTCATTCATGATATTTCGAACCGGAAGTGTGTTAATTGTTGGGAAATGCACAGAAATTATATTGCACGAGATATACGAATTTCTTAAAACCATACTCGAACAGGAATACGAGCACATTGTCAACGATTTGGGCTGCGACAATCTGGACGCGAATGGGGTCAAGGTTGACTCGTGCCATAAAAAAAAATCATTAAAGATACAGCGGCGAATCATTACGTGTTCTGGTCATTATGGCAGCATGCCCGCCACGACCACAAACACCACCAATTCTAACTAACTAACTAACTAACTAACTAACTAACTAATTGCGTCATATTCACATCCACCTGAATGACAGTCGAATGCACTCGAAAAGTATGAATTCGCGTTTGCATCACCGTCGTATTCGTCATCGCACACATCACCTTCGTAACCGCAATCGTGTAAAACGCCCTTCTTTTTTTTCATTCCGCTGCAGCCTCCTTCTATTGTTGAAAACTTATCAATATAACGATACATTCGCTCCACGTCTAATTTAGTGATTTCATATTGTTCGAATAGTGCGCTTGATACGGATATATTGTCCATTTTAGCTTTATCGGTTCGCAATGTTCCGAAAAATTCAACCAAATCCTTTCGGTCCATTAGCAGCTGATTGCACAAATGTTGAATAAAGAGCAAATTGTTGTATTCCGTGCTGTATTTTGTGAGAACCTTTGTAAATCTTATTTCATCACTGGCATTACTATTATTATTATTATTATTATTATTATTATTATTATTATTATTATTATTATTATTACAGCTACAGCCAACGGAAACGGAACTACTGGACGACGATGCGGAAGTTTTATTTTTGAATTGGTGATACAGCGCATTGTTATAAAAGGTTTTTATCAAAGAACTCATTTCGTTGAAAATCCATATTTGCTTTTGAAATGTTATTCTGTCAATATAGTCGGCGAAACAAATGTTGTTTAAAACGGAATGATAGAATGTCGAACCCGCCTGGTCATTTACAATGTTATCCGTTATATTCTCATGCCACAGTAAACCGATAATGGTTCGGTCAGTCTCACTTACGATTGGCGCATGGTCGGATATAGAATAGTTACTGTTCAGCAATTGCCGAACAATAAGCTTGCTGTTTTCGGAACACGACTTGGGTCGGAATATTGTGTCAAGCACGTCACTGTTAATAATTGACTTGTCTTTATCGTATATGTTACATACAGTCATGAGTTTGCGAATATCGCACTGTGTGAATGCGGTGATTTTGTCCGCGAGTGTGGATTGCATATCTGGCATGACAGTTCCCACCAGAGCCCGCATTTGTGGCATCGTTGGTGCCCTCAACTCGATAATGTGACACACCTTCATGATTTCCTTTATTTTTTTATCCATTTCATAATTTCCAATACATATGATCGGATTCAGCGTGTAATCTTCTGTCTTTTGCTTCTTTGTTTTCTTGGGTCGGATCAACTTGATGAGGGATGTTATTCCACCCTTGTCTCCGGTGTTCATACCGTCAATCTCGTCCATAACAATAACGATTCGTTTGGGCAGTTTCTCAAAAATGGACATTACGCTTTGGTCGGACATGTTGTGTTTTGTAATGGTGTCAATGACCGTCTTATTTCGAATGTCTCCGGCGTCGTAACGTATAATGTCGTACCGCATTTCGTTCAAAATACGCGTTACAAACTCAGTCTTCCCACAACCAGGTTCACCGTAAACATATATTCCGCGTTTTACTGATAAATCGGTCTTGTGAACGTTAAAATCTTGCAATATATTTTTGAATTTTAAAACTTGGTCGCTTCTTCCAAGAATGGGGTTGAAATCGAGTCCTTTAATCGATTCCATTTGCGTGAATGTATTGTATTGTATTCGGATTCGTTGTCGTTCGATATGTCAATGTTATTTATAATGTAGTTAGTTTAATACATTGCAATTAATGTTTTATATTTAAATTTCATAAAATAAATAAATATAATACCTGTGCATGTTCATTTTTACTTTACGTTTTATTTACCAATACTAATACCAGTGCTTGAGCTGTAAACTGTTTGTCTTGTAATCACTGTAATACGGCCGCGCCATTGGCGTGTACATGGTGCTGATATCCTGCTTGTATGTCATATATCCCTTCGCTTCATTGAAAATGCGCGGCACGGCATATTCGCATACCAAGTCATTCAATGCCACTATTTGGTCAGTCAAATTAAACGGCAGGTTAGCAGCATTTTGAAGGAATATAGACCTCATTATGATTTTGACAGTATCTTCATCTTGAACTGGTATTACGTATGCACCATTCGACTGCGCATGAACTCCGGCGCGAATCGCATTCTGTATAATTTGGATATTAGGCCCGCTAAAGAAGAGTCTCGATAACGGTGTTTCCTCCCAAATACCATCGAGAGCATTTCGAAATGTAACCGGTTCCTTAACTCGGATTCGGTCGAACATAGCAAATTGCTGTTCAGCAGACGGAGTAACAATAGCATTCACGCGACCGTTGCTTGTAAGCTGTGATGCAAACGGCGTCGAATTATATCCTGGATTGGGTGTTTGATTCATTATAAATGTATTTTAATTATTATTCTCTTATTAATATTATTAATATTATTTATAATATATTATTATAAACAAATAATAACACAAACTAAATAACACCATATCCACCAAAATCTAAAATTAAAATGTTTGAAGATATGAATTTTCAGCGCATTGTGCTTATGATCGCTGGAATCTTGTTGCTCGGATTTTTGGCAGCAGTTATATATTCCATGATTAAGGCAAATGCTATTGGCGAATGGCCGCCCGTGATTTCAAATTGTCCTGATAATTGGGTAATGGATACCGACGGTAAAACTTGTAAAAACTTAAACGGAATGCCCAAGGGAAGCAGTGCAGGCTCGTGCGGTGATTCGTTAAATACATCCGAGCCCGCATATTTAGGACAAAGTGGTTTATGTGAAAAATACAAATGGGCTAAAACGTGCGGTATAAACTGGGATGGAATTTCAAACAATCCCAACGTATGCAACGTAAAGACAAAATAAAATCTCGGTATTATTAGAGATTTTATGATTTTATACGTATCGTCATTATTAATATTATATTTGAAATAGTAATAGGAATAATAATAAATATAATATTATATACGAACATCGCGTAATAACATCGCATCGAGGACATCATGAATATTTTTATTTTGCGCAAATATTTGACAACATTCGCCATCCTGCTGTTCCTGTTTTCTTTTTTTGCAATTCAACAGCTGAAGCCCGGGTTTTTATATAACGCTGATGGAAGTTTAAGAGAATTCGGTATTGGATTTAAAAGAAAAACGGTAATTCCAATATGGTTGCTCTCCATTATACTCGCGATTCTGTGCTATTTAACGGTATTATACGCGGTAACACCTTCACCAAAATTCGCCTTTTAATAATGTTCATAAAATAAATTTTATCTATACGTCTATTATAAATAAAATAAACTTATTAAAAAAATAAAATAGCAATGACCCAAATGGAAAATCAACAGGTTGGCGGATGGCGCAGACGTCATATTAAGGTGTGTCGCACAGGTTCTCGAAGGTGCTACAATGATAACTGCGTGAAAAAATCAATGCGCAAATACAAAACGACAACGGGTCGTAAATGCCGCACTGGTTCACATCGATGCAGGGATAATCGATGCCATAGAATGAAGGTGCATCGTTCAAGGCGGCGCGCGTCATCATTTTAACATTTTGGTTTTACATTTTTAACACGTAATTATATCTTTATATACAGTTATACATATTTATACATATATAAAGTTATATCGAGCCATAAATTTCTTCACCCGCGCGGGCACGAGATCGTCGTCGGTTGGAGGATTCACTTGCTGAATTTGCAAAACGCTCTCTAAACTGGACGTCTGAGATTCGGCAATATCGGCTGAAAAGATGGTGTATGCTCGGCGCAACGATTCAACGTCAATGCATTTCTCTACATCGTGCGCATAGTTCATTGTGTTCTTCATCCATGTATAGAATTCGGTTCCGTCGTCTTCGTCAAAACTAATAACGCTAATGTCATTACTGGCCCGTTGTTGAACAAATACGTGATAGCAATCAATAATGTCGCTCAAATATATGCGATCCCGCCAACTCTTGCGATTGCGCCGCACATCTGTTGCATCACCGCCACCACCGCCACTTTCCGATTTCTCGCTGTAATCCGTCCCGGATAATACGCAAATCATTCTGAATCCTTCCAGCGTGACCCCGAGCCCTTCTAAAATCAAATCAAGACGATATTCGACGCATGTTCCGTGCCAGAGATTCACATGACGCAATACGCGCGGACATCCGTATAGAAACATGTCCATATCATCGCTCATGCACGCAACTGCCAGTCCACATTTTACAATGTGAGCGCACAGCAAGTCAGATTCTCCTTCGGATTCAATGTATCGCATGTTGAATGACCGCATGAGGCGCTTCAAATCCGAAATTTCACACGCATTTGCACGAACGAAGCGCTTTTTCAGCGTTCGCAGCTTTCGTTCGAGAACTGTAATTTTGTGGGTGCTGCCAATAACGGCATCATTCGCAGATCTTGCAGATTCAGATTCTGCTCTCTGAATCTGAATACCGTTTACGTGGCGATACATTTCTTCGCTCGTCTCCTTATACCTTGCTACCGCAATCTGACGGAAGTGTTCTCTGCTTTCAATAACGTCGCGTTTTTCGGTGGGAGGAACTCCGTCAAATATGAATATCGGCGTAATGCTGAAATACCGAAACTGTGCCATCATGAAATACATGCTCTCCATGAGCGCGTTCTCGCCCAAATACTTGTGAATGTATATGCTCGTGTCTACAACTATCGTTTGACCGATATAATCGCGCAACGGTTGGTGAGAAATCGCACGCGCGCATTTTGATTTGATAATACTGTTCAAATACCTAACTCCCATCAGGACGGTTTGTTTCTATGATAATAACTGCACTGCCTCATTATATATTCATATCATGGTTAATATGTTCAATTTTATATTTTTATGAATTATATGAATTTTATGAATATATAATTATAATTTATTTAAAACTTTCGGAGGAACCGCGTATCCAGACGACCTGGCTCTACGAATCGCATCGTGAGCGTCGTTAACGTTGGGTGCTTTGAACCGCAACTCTTCGGTTTCCTTTAAACGCATGGAACTTTGTCCAATTGCCTGCATTTTAAGTCGCTCCATTCGAGATGATGCGTCGCGCGGTTCGTATATTAGTTTTCGAGTAGTAATTGCAGCTGTGCTGGCTATATTGGTAGCGCTAATCCGCGGATAAAATACGCGATTATATGCGGCTCGTCCAGATGAAAATGTGGAATCGTCCGATGATGGGTAGAATTTTTTGGGCATGAGCGCGGTATTTGCGGTTGTAATGGGAAACATGGCGCAAAAATATAAAAAATAAAATTTATTTACGTCTCTAATATCTGATAATTTATTAATTATTAATTAATATAAAATATTACTAATATACTTTAAATATCATTTATTTATTAATGCATAATTTGTTTTTTAATATTTGTGCTAAATTATCATATATATTCTATATTTTCTATTCCTGATTCATTTCATTTGAACGTGTATATGTCGAGGTGTTGTTTACATTAACTAACTACTCCATACCGTCATTCGCGCGGACTCGGCATCGTGCAACGATGGCTGTTTCAAAGCGGTTAATAGAGTAGCGCCTTCGCTTATTCTCTCATTTTGTATCATCCGGGAGAGTAACATTTTAAATCCGGAACATCCAGTTTCACCTTGTGTTGCTCGTATCAGGCTTGTTTTGTTTTCTGCAGCGCACCATTTTATAAATTCGTCCGCCTCAAACATCATCATTCCGGTTATTATGTAGTATGCAAATATGTTCGTTTTTTCATTATATTTGTTATAAACGGCCGACGCGACAGCAGAATCAGTTGATAATATATCGAGCACGTTTATTTTCATATGTTTCAGTATCTTTACTGCCTGAAAAAGAGAGAATGTTCGTTCGACTGGAAGGCACCGATGAATAGCCGTATTATACTGTGCAGCCGTGGCATTTCCACCGTAAATATCGTAAAATACATAAAATGCCACATTCAACAATCTTGCCCAGGTTTCAGCATACGCTTCAGATAATATAATTGCGTGACGTATACCAGGAAATAGGTCCCTTACCACTGTTGTTATATCAGTTACAAAATCCAATTCAAAATTATGCATTGTTTCGTGTATCAATACCTTGAACCACTCTTCGTGCCTGAATATTATAATTTCAGTAGACGTTTTCCCACCATACCGTTCGGGATTAATGCTGCACGGACACGTGTATCCCGTATTCGCAGTAGCCGGACCGAGCGTGTCACCGCTAATCGTAGGCAGTGTCTTTTTGAACGGGGTAAAATATAAATATATGGATATCTCTCGTGAACAATTTACATTATCTCTCGACATATACGGTTGGATAAAATAAAACCACGCATAAATTTTGTATACGTATGACCTGTAAGCATTGAGCCATTTTATAGAAACGCCCTTACGAATTGGATCATCATTGCCGACACCGATGTTGGCGGAATCAGCACAATGCATGATATACACTTTAATTGTTCGTCCCCTTATATTTGCGGTATATTGCAACCAGTGGGTCACATTCGTTTTTTGTATGTAGTCTGTGATTTGCTGCACCATAAATTGTGTCGTGTCCAGCATTTTTGCATCAGGGAGGCGAGTTTTGTCCCCTCCGGTTACTGTTATCTCGGGAACAATTGCAGACATAAACGCCGGTTTCGAATGCAAAACCGCATCCGCCCGCCGCATCTGTGAAAACCACCCCTTATAAACGGATGTTGTATATTTTGAAGCTTTCGGCGGTATAAATTGTTTTCGGGTTTTAAGTAGTTTAATGAACTCTTCGGCACATGTAGACATTGGTGTTGTATGATATAATTATTGTATTATGATATTATTAATTATTAATTAATTATTAATTATTAATTAATGATTAATGATTAATGATTGTTGGTAAGCTGTTAAACTGTAAGCTTGCTTCTGGTCTGCATTAATGCCGTGAACAGTATGGGTTTTTCGCCCCGCTGAAAATGATACAATCGCGCGTTTAATGTGCCCAGCAAGATGTTCTTCATTTTTGTATTTTGACGAAACTTGGCTTCAAGGCCCTCCAACAGCACCTGTTTTCCTCGCCCACTCGTAAAGAAGTCATTATCTATCGTCACCGCTTTCGGTCGATACAGGCGCCCGTTCAAAACGCCGGATTTGCTTCCAGCAGCCTTTGCGATTGCCGCATCCTTCGATATTTCCGACTTGGAATCCAATGCGAATTGCAGGTAGAAATCTCGGTTCTGTTTGCGAAATTTTGAGCCTTGATAGTAATGCTCTACACTGAACCACGTGTGCCCGTCCAGTATGAAAGGCGACTCTGAAAAATTGGAAAGTGCTCTACGCCAGTTGGTTATTTTGGAAAGTGGGGTGAATAAATGCCGCATTGATGCTGGAACGTATTCGCCACCGCCCTTGCCTGGAAAATCATTACCAGACCGGTTGTAAAATTGTAATATGGGCACATCCCTCGAACCTGACATTTTATCCGTATCTCCCCCGTAATTATCATCCGCGTCAATTGTTGCGCTGCGACCACCACCACCACCACCTCGCTGATGCGCTGGATATATTTCCAACAGGCGCTTGAACTGCGGAATCGTTGCAAATTCGACATCCGGGTTTTCGATACATTTCGTCATAATGTGGGTTCGAACATCGTATTGTAGTTCTGGAAAGGCAAACGACCCCTTTGCATGATAACGGATTAATCGGTATTGGTCCTTATCCCCCACGCTCAGCATTAGGAACAGGATGGGTTTATAATTGGACGTAACCATGTCCAATCCGAGTCCAGGAGAGTCATCAATCCGGTCGCCACATATTATAACGTTATCGAGATCGTTGTCTTTGAACCGCGTTTCAGACATGCGGATAATACATATGTTGTATGCGCGTTCCAGAGCGCGCAACGCCCATGCGTCCGGAACGAAACTGCGCGTGCTGAGAATGGTTTTAAAATTTTGAAATTTATTTTCGGTATGTCTCATGTATCCGTAGTGACGCTGAACAATATCCTTCAAATAATCAACTCGGTCTTTAATTTCATTCCGTTCTGCGACGAGCTTATCATGGTCCGATTTATATTGTAGAAGCTCGGCCGTTGACGGAGACTTACCCTTCACGCGCTCTTCTTTCATGGACTCAATTTCTTTGTTTCGACGCGCCAGTTCAGCCAAATGGTGTTTATATTGTAAAGCATACTTATTATAGTGTTTAATGTATTCGTCGAACAGTTCTTGGGTTGCCATATCCGCCAATTTAACTCTCATCTGTTCAATTGTCAAATTCGTCATATTGCCCTGACTCATTAATCCGTCGCGAATAGCCGCGAATAACGAATCGGTTCCACCCTCATTATCTTCAATTCCAAAGTGACGATTCTTCATAAACGTTTGAATCCATACCTCCCCGCCATGTTTAACGCCAGCAGTTTTATATTCCGCTCGCTCTTTATCTGCAAGTGCCTTGGTTTGCGTTGGCAATACAACATCGCTGATACCCGCTTCCCCTTCCCCTTCCCCTTCAAGCTGCCGCCTGGCATCGTCGACTTTATCACCAGCATCGTCGCTTGAATCCTCGTCGCTTACACCAACAACTGTTTGTTTTGCTTCCGCAAGCGGAGTCACCGCACTCTGGTCGCTGGCCATTTTCATTACGCGTTCGGGTGTTTCTGCACTCTGTGCAAGGACACCCTTTTTCATGTTACGTGCTTCTTTCGCCTTGGCCTTACCGCGGGCCTTTGCAAGGTCGGCTGAACCAACATTTGCTTCGCGAAGCATTGCGACGGTTAGTGTGGAAAATATGAGCGGTCTGAATGGTGCAGATTCTACATCCAATTTCATGGTGTCGTCAAAACGAGTTTCGTCGTTTGCGAAATATTCAGCTAAGCCAATTTTTCGAACCACTTCATGGTTGTGTCTATTTATGAGATACAATGGGTAATATACGACACCATATTGCGTTTTCTCAAATTCGCGCTTAATTTTTCCAAATGCAACAAATACCGTTTCTCCCTTAATTTCAAGCTCGTATGCGTCGGTGGTATAATCCTCGTCTTCGGGTTCAAGACGTGATAGCTCGGGATAAAACAAGTCCTTACAATCTGGTAGTCTTGAAAATACCATATTTTATATTTTATTTATAATATTAATATTTTAATATATTAATAAAAAGTTTTTATTTAAATATTAATTCAGTTTGGAGTATAATGCAATAACAAACAAACTCGTTATAACAACCCAGCAACGCAACAATTCAACAACTCAACAAACAATACGCGATGAAAATATTGATTTTTGGAGCAAACGGATGGATTGGTAAACAATTTCAAACCATATGCGAGCGAGCTAAAAATGCTGGTAGCGACATAAGTTACCAGGCGTCGCGCGTCAAACGCGTATCTCTCGATACGCAATCCGAAATTATCGATGAATTTGCGGATTACAAACCCACGCACGTAATATCATTCATTGGACGAACACACGGCGCCGTTGGTGAAAAAATATTTTCAACAATTGATTATCTCGAACAAGATGGAAAGCTTAGCGAAAACTTGCGCGATAATTTGACAGCTCCGCTTCTTCTCGCATACATTTGTAAATATGCAGGAGCGCATTTTACTTACCTCGGAACGGGTTGCATTTTTGCGTATCGAGACGGGGAAGATGTTGATAGAATGCTTAGATACGATTCGGATGGTCCGGATACGATGAACGATTGTTACAAATTCAAAGAAAGTGACGCACCGAACTTTTTCGGGTCAAGCTATTCGATTGTAAAGGGTGTAACCGACCGGATTATGCAGGAGCGTAACTGTATATGCGAAAGCGTCCTGAATTTGAGGATACGGATGCCGATTATAAAACGCGATCATCCGCGAAACTTTATTACGAAAATAACAAATTATTCCAAAGTATGCTCTTTACCCAATTCAATGACTGTTCTGGACGAGTTTCTGCCATATGCTCTTGTTCTAATGCAGCACCGATATGCAGGCACTCTTAATTTCGTTAATCCTGGCGTAATATCGCATAATGAAATTTTGCAAATGTATCGTTCGCATGTGAATTCGGAATTTACTTGGACCAATTTTACAGTCGAAGAGCAGAACGAGATACTTGCTTCAAAGCGCTCTAATAATTATTTGGATAATGAAAAACTGCTATCTATATTTCCAAAGGTGCGACACATATACGACGCAGTTCAACACTGCATGCGATTTTATAATCGCGACACTGCCAATGCATATGACGATATAAATACCGATACCACTACCGAATTGCATCTTGACCGTATTGAATGCACCCTTAGAAAGCGCCCATCTCGTAACGACGCGGGCGATATGGAGGGCGAATGCCCAGACAATGACAATGACAATGACAATACAAATACAAATATCACGAGCGGCATTCGTTTTGGTTCATCCAATATAAATATTCAACGGTTGCAAAGAGGCGGCGAATTATTGGCAAATGCTGCCGCTTACGCCGGATATGCCGGAGGAGAGTGCACGCGCATTCTATCTTCAACGGTTGGTGAACTTTACACTAAAATGCTGGCGGTCAAAAACAGGATACCCATACAGCAAGAGATGCCGCTTACTATGCCGCAATTTAATTCCAGTTCTAAGCTAACAAATAACGGTAATAAAAAAAATAAAAATAATGAATACGAGATGAAATCATTGGAATACGCTGATTCTTGCGCAAACATTGAATTGTTAAACTCACTTACCGATTGCCGGGAAACCACGATATGCGTTACAGGCGGCGCCGGGTTCATCGGTTCGCATTACATTAATTATGTGTGGCACACATATAAACATATTCGAATTATCAACGTTGATTGTCTTTATTACTGTGCAAATCTGTTTAACATAGACGCTTGTGTTCGCGAAGATGAAGAGCGATACAAATTTCGCCATATAAACCTGGCCGATTCCACTGCCGGAAATGAACTCCTAATGTTGTTTAAAGAATTCGGCGTAACGCACGTAGTTCATTTTGCGGCACAATCACACGTTCAGAATTCGTTCGGCGAATCGCTCCAATACACACAAGATAATGTGGTTGGAACACATAATTTATTAGAAGCAGCCAGACAGTATGCCAAACTCAAACTGTTTGTTCACGTTAGCACGGACGAAGTATACGGCGAATCCATGATTGACGCATCCAAAGACCAGCATAAGACTGAACAATCGATTTTATGTCCAACAAATCCGTATGCCGCAACCAAAGCGGCGGCCGAGCTCATTGCGCAATCCTATTATCATTCATTCAAGCTGCCGCTCATTATTACCAGAGGAAATAATGTGTATGGACCCAGACAGTATCCCGAAAAGCTGATTCCGAGATTTATTCAGCTACTAAGAGAAGGTCGGAAGCTGACAATCCAAGGCGACGGGTCGAATCTTCGGTCGTTTATTCACGTAAGTGACGTGTGTCGCGCATTCGACGTTATCATCAAATATGGCTCGGTCGGTGAAATTTACAACATTGGGTCAAACGAAGAGAATGAGTACAGCGTATTGGATGTTGCAAAATTGCTGATCAAGATGGTGAAAAATGTAGACGTTGCGGTGCATGCGAATACGCAGAACAATGCCGCATCCGACCTGGAATGGATTGAATACGTGGAAGACCGACCATTCAATGACAAGCGATATTACATCAGTAATGATAAACTAAAACGGCTTGGATGGGACATTCAAATTGATTTCATCACAGGGCTTGCCGAGCTGGTTAATACTTAGTTAATACTTAATAACTTAACTTATTTACATCCTACATCTTGTTTTCAATATGTTGAAACAACGAATCGTTATAAACCAGTTTTCCAGTTGGTTTATAGTTATTAATTGGTGTATATTCCTTTTTAATTACGACGTTTCCATTTCCTCCATTACCAGCAGTCGGATTCGCACCCTTTCCATTTTTGTAAAGGAGAGAATTTAAATTGGCGTTACTTCCGTCAACCGACGAATTGTTACCACCGCGGATTCCGTTACCCGAATTTGGATTATTTGGGTCTCCATCATCTGCTATAGGGTCTCCATTCTCGTCTATTTCAATGCCAGTTTTTTTCTTGAATTCGTTTCGAATATATGTAGGAACATATGATTTCCACGAAATAAGCATCAAATTGGGGTGAGTGTATTGCACGCGAAACCCATTTTTATGCAGCTGTTCCAGTATATACTCTACGCACCCCATATGATCATAGTGGGCAACGCCCAGGATGATTTCTGGAACAACAAACCAGCAAAATTGCTGGTTCACTTGCTGTCGCGCAGTGAGTTTTATTTTCGTGTGTATGCGATTAAGAATTTTGTTGTACGTGTACAACTTGGCCTGGTCTTGTGTTTTTTTCTTTTCATACAACTCATCTAAATTTATTTTTTCCAATCTCTCGATTTTATCATTGCCGTAGTCAAAAAAACTTTCCATGAGTGTATGGTGTATTATATATTATGTGGTATTGTATTGTATATGTTGTATAACTATTGGATACAAAATAATATCGGATGTTTCGCGAATTTATTGGTATTGTCTATAATTTAAATAAAAAATTAAAACACGTTTAATAATTTAATAACCGTATTTGTAATTGTTGTATTCATTCATATATTCATATATTAATATAAATCCAAATAGTTATAAAAATATATAAGGTAGAAATTAAAATAATAAAATAATATAGTTTATTGAAAATGACTATCAAACATATCGTAATTGGCGGCGGAGGAACCACCGGGTTTATGTCGCTGGGTGCACTGAAATGCATGGAAGAAAACGATTTCTGGAAAATTGAAAACATTAAATCTATTTATGGCACGTCTATAGGCAGTGTGATTGCTGTGGCAATTGCTTTAAAGTATGATTGGTGCACATTGCTCAACTATTATATACGACGCCCGTGGAACAAGTTGTATGCACACAATAAAAGTGATATTGTGATGAATTTATACAACCAAAAGGGTATTTTCGCGTCAAAGATTTTCGAGGAAACGTTGCGCCCGTTAATAGAAGGCAAGGGATTAAAGAATGACGTTACCATGAAAGAATTTTACGATTTCAGCGGCGTTGACCTGCATTTTTTTTCGCTGGAACTGAATACAATGACAAAAATAGACATTTCGCATACAACGCACCCGGATTTAAAGGTTACCGAGGCCGCATATATGAGTTCGGCATGTCCCATTCTGTTTGTCCCACACATCGTAGACAAATGCTGCTACGTGGATGGGGGACTCATGTGCAATTATCCTGTAAACGAGTGTCTGGAAGGACAGGCGTGCGAACCAGAAGAAGTGCTTGGCATGCGCAACATGTTTGAACACTATATTGACCCTGTAAATTCGGGAACGTCGGTATTTGATTTTTTTACAACAATATATAAACAGGTTACAATGT